ATTCCTTTTGCCATATCCAGAAGTAACCGCGTAACTAGGTTTCCATTCTTGACCAACTTGTTGCCATAAGGGTTTTTGTTCTTTACCGACTTTTAATCGAGTCAGTAAAGAACGAATTGTCCCTGGGTCAATGTATTTACCATCTTTTAATACCCGAACATCAAGATGGGCGCCAGTGGTCGGAAAAATATCTTCCGATGGAGAGATTACTTGACCAACGCTAGTTGTGGTTGTGGCGGCCATTATGCCTCATTACCTAAGTAATTAGGCCTTTGAGAAAATGCTTCCTTTAATAAAGCCAAAGAATTAATCCCCTCAAACTTAGGCTGGTCTTTACCCGTGTAACGACGTAAGAAGTCTAATGCAGAGCCTTCAGGCTGTTCATCACCGTAAATAATGTACGTATTTCCACCAGGGGCAGCAGAGATTTGTTGCGGCTTCTGCTCGGCTTGTGGTTGCCCTAGACCTTGCACAGCTTGTTGAGCCTGTGGTAAAAACTCTTTGTATTTACCGCTTTTATAAACAGACCAGGCACCTAAACCTTGGCTACCTAAAATCTGCTTTGCGGCTTTAACGTTTGTTGTTGGGTCAAAGAGTTCTTTTTCACTTTTTAAACCAAACTGTTTCATACGAGCGGGACCTAACCCACCGTACATATTTACTTGGAATAAACCATAAGATTTATCCAATCCCTGAGGATTGAAAGCTTGCGGGCGGCCACTAGATTCTGCCATGGCAATAGCAGTCATCGTGGGAATCTTTTCTTTAGAAACACCCTGTTGCTGAAGCAATGAAGCAATTTGTTGCGGGCTTAATTGACTCATGGCTTCAACGGAAGTCGGTAGAAAACATGATCCTAGTCCCCACAGCAGTGTCGGCAGGACCAGGAAGCGCTTGAATGAATTCAGCACCTTCCCGGTTAAATCGGTATCGAGCTTGCTCGGGGTTTCGGTAATTCGGAACATAGAGATGGAGAGCGAGTCGATCCGTCTCGTATAAATAGATTGCCGTCCAGGTTTTCAGCGTGTCTCTAAAATCAGAGGTTGCAATCGTTCGATCAACATCACCTGCGATACTTTCAATACGATTACGGGGGACGGTATTATTGTTCACGCTGCCAGTCATGTCAGTGCGTTTTTCAGCTTCATCGCACCGACTGATCTGTTCGACAATCTTGCTATACCAGAACGAATCTTGGATATTGTTGACAGCTTCCTCAAGTCGTGCTTGGTCGCCAGCAGGGACCGATGTCAGGTTATATCCCAGGTGCCAGCGAACTTTTGACTTAAGGAAGGTATCGAGTTGCATTACACAAAAGAAATGCTTAATGGGCACATCCCTTAGATGAACCCATTAACACACTAGCATGCGCAAATTATCACTCAACGCGAACTAAATTTTCTTTAAAAATTTCATCCCAATCAACTCTTTTAATTGACTTCAATTGATCAAGCCTTAAGAATTTTTCTCCTGGCATTGAGGTTTGCAGATCTTTAATATCGCGGGCTGTTTTGAGGCCTACGCCAGGTAAAGTGTCTGCAATCTGACGAGCACTGGCGGTATTGATATTAATCCGCATGTCCAACGGGAATGTTTCCTTGGTGGTTGGCTTTGCGGGTTTGACACCTTCAGATTCCAAAACAGCAGTTAAACGCTCTTCCGTTCGAATCTTTTCATTAGTTGCTTCCAAGTGGGGTGAGAGCAACTCTTCTTCGACATACAGAACTTCATCTTGAGAGTCGATGCACATGAGAATGCCATCTCCATGCTTGGAGATGACCTCAACAAGGCCGCCTGTCAGTTTGTATTGGTACAGCATAAATGCAGTTTTAGTCTCTGCCTAGCTTAACAAGGTTCACTTTTATTTTCAATAGGCATAAAAAAAGCGGGCTCCGAAGAACCCGCTAATTTTGTTAGCTGAAGAATCAGCTGTCGGTACCGCCGACTTGCGAAGCGAAGTCGATGAAACCTTGAATGTCGTTCCAGGAAACACCCAGAGCAGGACGCAGGTAGTTGACACGGCACAGGATGTAACCGGCTTTACCAGCATCTTTATCAGTCGAGCTGATGAACACGCCATCACCGTCAACGGTGGTCGAGGTCACAGCGTTGACGTTGAACACCTTGAAGGTGGTGTCAGCGGTGACCTTGTAGAACATCGAGTTGGCAGCGTCCTGGTCGTCGATACCAGCAGTGGTAACGGCAGTCCAGAAGGGCAGGTCAGCAACGGTGGTGTCAGTCAGGCCCTGAGCAAACAGGGAGCTGGTAGCACTGATGATGGAGCTAGCAGCAGCCAGACCGTTAGCCTGGGTAGCGGGCACACCGAAAGGAGCACCAGCGTTGTTAGGACCAAGCAGCAGACCCTCGGTCGAGGTGCCACCGATGTCAGCGGTCACAGGCGAGGCGGGGAAGCCAGCCAGACCACCAGCGGGAATGTCCTGAGCGATAGCGATCGAAGCGCCATAGATGTAGGCGGGACGAGCAGCGCTAGCTTGCACCACGAGGGAGGTGCGGTTGTCACGGACGCGGTCGTCGGGACGACGATCGGGCGAGGGGACGATGATATCAAAGCTCTTGTAGGAAGCTTTATCAGCAGCCAGGTTATCAACCTTGGCATAACCGATCAGCTCAAAAGCTTCGACGCCGGGCCAGCCATACACACCTTCGGTGTTGTAGGAGGAGAGGCGATTGATCTGATTACCGGGCTGAAGAATAGCACCGGCTTCTTCTTTGTAAGCAGCCATTGTTAGTTACCTCCTATCCTCAAACGATGGTGAAGGCGGCAGTCACGAAGTCCTTGTTCAGGTTCGCGAAACCGGCGTACAGCTGCCAAATCAAGATGATGAAGCGGCTGAAGTCGTCGTTATTGTTGATCAGAACCTGAGCGTTCGGACCACCGATACCCACGCCAACGGCTTGAGGGCCGAAGAACAGAGCGGGAGGAGTGGTGTGAGAAGTGGCACCAGTACCGTCGCCAATGTCAACAGTGATGGACTTATCAGCAAAGTTGGTCGATTCGAAGAACCGAACACCCTCAAACACAAAGCCGGAAGGCATAACAGGTTCGCCAGCGACGAACTGAGCTTGACCGAACTGACCACCGCCATAGATGGCAGCGTTGGGAGCCATGGCACCCATCAGGGGGTTAGGCTGGCCCATGCCAGGGTAACGAGCCACTTCACGGAAGCCTTGGTCAGCACGCAGATCCTTCATGAACGAAGGGTCAGCGATACAACGGTAGTAACCGTCAGCAAACACAGGGGTGTTCCGCTTACGAAGTTGCTTGACAACTTCCAGAAGGTCGGTCTTAACGTTGAACTTGTAACGCTCAGAGGCGTACTCAGTTGCACTATAAGCGGTCAGGGTGGTAGCGCCGGTCTTGACTTTACCGTTGGGGTAGTAATAACCACCTTGGGTGTCAGAGGCAGCACCACGGGCCTCGGATTTCGAAAACTCATCGAGAAACACACGATCGCGCCAGCGACGGTAGTCATCGAGGAGGGTCAGCGAACCGATGGACTGGTGGAACATGTTAAGGTTCCCGGTGTCCAGCAGCAGACGCTGAGCGGTCATCAGAGTCTCGCGAGCAATCTTAAAGGTGCTCGGGAGGTTTGAGTTGTTCGGGTCAGCAGGGCCGGTGTACTCACGCAGAGACACAAGCACCTTGTCCTTCACGATCGAACGGCTGTTAGCAGTACCAATCGTTTGGTCTTGGGTGCGCTCACGCTGAGTCTTGGTTCCGGGGTTACCCCAAAAACGATAACGGTCTAACTGAACAGTTTGACCGGGCTGTTTGGTGAAGTCGTGGACAACGACAGGCTCAGCTGCCATTTCCACAATATCAATTTGTTAACCCAAAGGCTCTTTATCCTTTGGTTCTTGTAATTTACCATTTTACAAGATCAGACTATATCATCAACCACAAGGGTTGCCGCGCACTCTTGCCTTCTTATTGCCCTTTCTTGAAGAATTCGGGCTCGCTCACTCACGGGTATTGGAGTAAGGTCAATCTTATGTGACATACAACTCGGAACATAATCCTTAATCGAGTCACATAGCTTTTCTACAGATTTTTTGTTAAATAACAAGTAATAAAGTTCTGTTTTTTTGTGAAATTTAATATTGGCCTTGGCTCCTGTTAAGTCGAGGATCCAATTTGCAATGTTAGTAGTTGTATTTAAATCTTCATAAACTGCCAAATTTCCCACTGTTTCCTGTAGAGGATTTGGGTACTGTTTGCCAGTCCTTGGATCTGTTTTAACTCGCAAATTTTTTACGATGCAACCATCGTCACACCAAAAAATTGCTAGCTCTTGCAGACCAAGTTCTGATAAAACACTTTGACAAAAAATCTTTTTACCATTCGCATACATCAAATCGTATAAATGTACAAACTTTGAAAAGCCTGCACACCATTGATAGGCTTTAAGGTCTCCCTTATTCATAGCCTTATTGATGTTTGCAAAAGAGTTTAAAATCTTTGAAGCTTTTTCAACTTTCCATTGCAACCACTCATACTCTTTTGGTGCGTGTGCCAGTTTAATGCTGGTCACATTTTCCCATTTAGATCGACGGTGTAAATTACCATCTCCGAGTACAATTCCAATTAAGAACTTTTCATCTGTAGTCAGCATGACAAAGGTAGTCGTTGCACCTTTCCAGGATTACGCCTGGACTTGGCTCAGGATTCCCCAATTGTAACACACCCGGTGTACAAATGGAGGGGTTCCCTGAATTCACGCGGTTTTCACTGACTTTTTGCAAAGTCAGGGCGCATTACTTACGCCGGATGGGGGCGGTACAGCTCCGCACCCAACAGCTTAGGGAAGTCATTATCAATGAACATGATGGTATTACAGCGTAGGGTTTAGCTGATACCAGGATCTAGAAGATCCCTGGTAGTAATGACCAAAAATCTGGAAAATTTATTCAATTTTCAAGGTTCGTGCCATTACTGGCCTGGAACTTCCGTCCCATTACAAAAATTATAGCAACAATTTATCAATGCGGATTAATAATTTTTTAAATCAAGCTTCCGGATTTACCATTACAGGGAAGTTGTAGCCAGGCAGCATGTTACCTGGAGCATACATCATAGGAGCCATCGAACCCATTGCGTGATATGGGTTAACAGTTGCTGGCTGCATATCAATCTGCGGAGATTGAATTTCAGGGTCAATTCCAGCTGCAGCAGCGGCCTGCATGCCAGCCATCACATTCGCGGCCTCTGCCTGTTGCTTCCTGGATTCAGACTTTTTAACGGCTTTTTTAGCTTTAGACTTGTCCATCAGCGGCGACCTTTTTTCTGAGGCATAGGAGGTTGAATGCCCATTGGGAGTTGTCCGGTCATAGGCATGAATTGACTATACATACGCTGCTCATTTGCAACAATTGCATCTTGCGTATATTCAGCAGAATCAATAAATTGAGCTGCCATGAGCCCATTTCGAGGAAGTGGTGATCCTGGAAGATTCAGCTTTAAGTAAGAAGCGTCCAGATCACTGGGCATCCTAGGTTGAGGGGCATTGGGATTTCCAATTTGTGGTGCAACACCACGAGCCCGAATTGGCGCATACTCGTCAACTAAGCCGGATTGAACCTGTTGCATCAGGTTGCCAGCACCAAAACTAAAGAGGAATGGAGAGCCGATTGCACCACCAGCGGTACCAATCTTCGCCAAAAACTGATCAGTTCTTTTACCAGCGCTCTCCTTTTTCGCTTCCATCTACTTACAAATAAAAGGGGCAGCTATTGCTACCCCTTATTTTACATTTACTCATTCTTCCAATAAACGTCGTTTAGTCAGAATACTGATAAACGCCATTTATTCGGAATACTGATAATCACTCCATCACCAAAAGTTTTTGGCGGAAAACTTCAGGATTGGCTTGGGCTGCATTCAGATAGCGCCAAGCGTTAGAAGGATCACGATCAGCAAGAGAGCCGAAGCTATTCCAGAAATCCATGGGATTGCCTTGCGCTTGAGGCTGAGGAGGAACAGGCATCTCAGGACGCTGAGGAGCTGCAGGGCGCTGGTATTGCTGACCAACGGCTTGGCCTTGCTGAGCGGGGGCATAACCAATTTCCGAATCAGGAATCGGATAGGGGCCATTCTCACCAAAGAATTCGCAAGTGTAATCAGCGAGAACGTCGGGATCGGTCAGGATGGTCTCATAAGCTTTATGCTCATTCGACAGTTCCTGGAGCAGACCAACAGCTTCCATCAGTTGCTGATTGGTTTGGATCAGCGAATCTTCCAGTTGGCAAGCATAATTATTCAGGATTGCAGGAACATCTGCACCAAAATAATTAATGACCTCAAGACTTTGCGGACTTACCCCGTTTGCCAGGAGCTGGTCCTGACTGATTTCCTGTGAAGGTTGGGAATAAGCGTTGGAGTAAGCCTGGTTGTTGCTGGTCCCAGGCATAGAGGTCGGCATCCCCGCGTTGTTGTACTGGGGAGCCTGTTGGGAAGCGTAACTGGCCGGGTTTACCGGTTGAGTCACCGCTGATTGTTGACCCTGGAATGGGAATTGGACGGGCGAACTCAGGAGCCCCACCACCCGGTTGAACGCTTCCTTGTAAGGATTCTCCGCTTGTGGAGCTGCCTGGGGTGCTTGGGGGTAAAACGCTGTAGGGTTGGATGGGGCGCTGGGGACCCCCATCTGGGCCTGCATTTGCGGGGCTGGGGCCACCATCTGCTGGTAAGGCGCCACCCATTGAGAGTTGGTCGCCACTGCCGGAGCTTGGGCTGCCGTCTGGGTCATTGGAGCCGCGTAGCTGGTCGGCTGGGTCGGGGATACTTGGGGTGCCGATTGGATCGGCATTGCGGTATCGGCCTGCATAGGTTACCTCTTTTTGTAGGCTTTCGAGAGTTCGGTAAAGGAAGGGGGTAAGATCAAGTCTTGGATCCGCAGCCATCGGTAAATTCGGTTGCTGCGGATGTGGTGTCCGCATTTCTAAATTGACAAGGTCAATAAATGCGGAGTAGGCCCTCTGTACTTCCCCCACCATTCGGAATGGGAACCCCGAGAGCATGCCCGCGATTTCGTCATCCGTTTTTGAAGGGAACAAATACTTCAGTGCTTCAATGCTATCAACCCCTAACTCTTGTAGGTTTCTGGTAAAGATAGACTGATTAAGTTTATCTTGGGCTGTATCTTCATAAACTGGGCCCATCCAGCGCCAAGCCACAGTTCGATCCCCATCTGGGGCCAACCCTAAGACTCCATCTGGAATTTCTTTTGTTTCTAATGCCGTATCAATAGCTTTTTGAAGTTTCTTTTCGTAGGTCGCTTTTTGCTTTTCATACCTCAGGGCAGCGTTCTCATCATCCGGATCTTGAGGCGGCGCTGGATATTTAATTCCAGATGCGTAAGCCAGTGATTTACGGAAGATTTGCTCTTCCTGGAAAATCATTAATTCAAAGCATTTGCAAACGCCATACGTATAAAGTTGTAAACATTTTTTCTTAGCAGTAGCGCTGACTCTACCGTACGCGGATTTGATTTCAGTGGCCGTAACATTTGTGATGCTTAAATCATCAATACCGCCCAGCGCCAGGCGGATTTCACTCCTTAACTGCTCAGCGTAACGCGCTTGGTCAGTACTAACAGCATTTGGGGTAATAAAGCCGACACGGTCTGTAGGCTCCAGGTTGGCAATGACACGTGGCACGCGCATGCCACTGCCTGGCTTTCCGATGTATCCAGGAGGTTGACGGTTTACGTTATCTTGTTTATACGTGGAACTGGACAGGAAAAACTCGGATTGGAAGCCGGACTGACTTGAAATGCTGGGCCGCTGCGCAACATCTGTGTCTCCGCTTTCAATAATGTCTTGCTTGGGACGAGAAGAAAGCAGGGTCGGGTTACCAAAGAATGATAAGTTAGCGCGGATATTTTTAACCATTTCATCATGAGCGATGATTTGGTTTGCCATCCAATCAAATTCACCAGCACCTTCAGTACCAAAGGCGTCAGGATTGTTAAAGACTTCAACACACGGAATAAATTCCATGGTGTTAATAACAGTCTTTTTATCAAATACGCCAAACTCCATGGTTGGCATATCAAATGTAATTTCTTGCTCGCTGTGAAACTCTTCGATCTCGGTTGCAGTAATACGAAGACGCATGTACCGCTTATCCGTGTTTAAACCAACACTCTGAAACCCCCTACTGGAGCGAACCTTGTACGGGTAAATAATGACGACTTCTTCCAAGTCCCCATCGGGTGAATAATACGTGCGATACGAATCCTTATCAAACCAGTACAGTCGATATGTTTTCTTAGTCGGGCGGATATAAAACAATCCTTTCCCATAACACAAAAAGCGATCCCAGATTGAATCTAACCTGGCATCGAGCTTGTTAAATTTGATAACCTGTTGGATGAAGTCAAAACGTTGCGTCCCCAGGTTGTCTTGCTCTGGGTAAAATTCAACGCCTTGTCGAATACCGAACATACGCATCTGACCAAGATGCGCATTGACCAGCATCGTGTCGGCTGGACCGCTACCATCGCGAGTTATGACTGCCTTAAGAATGTCGTCAAGGACAGTTTTATTTCCGTCGCTCATGGGTTGTTAGGGATTACTCGTCAATATCGTAGCCAACAGCAATGCGTTTTAGTGTAATCACATCATCTTCAACTTCGAGTTCAAATCGCTCATTAGGTTGAAGCGCCATGTCATGACAAAGCTCATCAGGAAGTGGGATGACGGCAGAGCCGTAAACATCCTGTTCAAGCTCAACGTTGTAGTAGCTGGTGGACATCGGGGGATTTTATAAGTCTAGGTCCAAAATACTTTATACCACGTAATCTGACTCAGAACTCCAATTGAAGTTTTCCTCTGGTCATCAAACCATTGCACAACCAAACCAAAGAGTCAACACAGTCATCGTGAGAACTAACTCCAAAATTCACAATTTCATCGTGCAGGTAACCAAAACGACGATATTTGTTAAAAATTATTTTTCTTTGCTCAAAAAGACCCATAATTCCACGAAAACGCGCAACTTTGTCACCACGGAATCCTTTGATGGCATGCCAGTTCATGTTGTACAGTCCATGCTCACCAAGGCAGATCCTCTTGAAATCAGCTTCTAAAGATGCCTGATATGCTACTGCTTCAGACCAGATGTCAATGTTACTGCCAGTGGGGAAGTACTGTTTGCCATCTCGGTGGACAACTCCCCACTCCTCCATCATCTCCATTAGCGATTCGAGTTTTTCTAAGTTACCCATCATCCGAATACGCTTGCAGTCAATGATATGAATCTTGTCTCCAACCCGACCACCCATTGTAAAAACGGTGTAGTCATTTTGCTCTCTAATGCCTGCAGATAAGTCAACTCCCACTCCCAAGGAATCAAATTGCGTGGCAATTGTACCTTTAACAATTAAGTCAGGAGAGAGGGATAGCTCGCTAGTTTGTACGATTTGATTTTGATACTGAAAGCTAAATGCGATGGGGGCTTGTCGACGCCGATCTTTAAGATAATCTAAAGACCAAAGAGCAGGCCAATACGATAATTCTTCACCTTGTTCATCAATCGTGATAGCTGATTGAACAATTTGAACCCAGTCATTTGTTGGGATGAATGTTGTGTTGTGGATATCATCATGACGAAATCGAGTTCCCAGGCATATAGCGCGACCACCTTCAAACATCGTAGGAACAATAACCGAATTCCAGTTATCTTCCATTGCTGCGCGGATATCCCTGTTTTTAATATCATCTGCAGATTTAATTGCGTCATCGATAATGCACAAATGCGAACGTTTTGATGTAACGGCACCTTTTAAACCTGCGCAACAGACAGTAAACTCTTCTTCGCCGGTCGACTTGATACCTGCAAACTTCCAGTCAATACTCCAGTATTCGTTAGAATTGATACCTTTTGCAATTTTTACAGTTGGGAACACTTCCCCGTAAATTTTACTTTCTTCAATGATTCTTTTAATTGCGGCGCTTTTTGGCCTGGCTACGTCAACGGTGTAAGAGATATACAGAATTTTTAATGGCTTCTTATGAAGAGCGTGAATTCCAATCGCCCACGCCGTGAATAAACCTAAAACAGTAGACTTGGCGGATCCCCTGGGGGCCAAAATGTCTACATTTGGGCCTGCGATGTCAATTAAACACTCACTGTTTTCACCAGTGCAAAGATATTTATGCCATTCCTTGTGGTGATCAGCTGGGGGTTTATCTCCTACTACTTCACAAAAATATCCAAAGTCAGTACGAGCGCGTTCGACATCTACAGTGCTCGTTTGCTTGACAACACGCTTTTGCGCAGCCGCACGAGCTGTACGACGGTATACAGAATAAATGCTAGTTGCTACCATGCCCGTAGCTTAGCGCAATTAGCCTTACGATTCTTCTGACAGAATCTTGGTCCAAACACCCATAGACGCTTCTTGAAGTGGTCCTTCAATAGGGTCATCACGAAAGATGGAAATCATTTCCCGCAAAGCTCGGTCAGCGCCAGCAAGAATTAAGCCTTGCTTGTCCAGCAAAACTTTTTCATCATTAAGTTGTTTAATGGAGCCACGTAATTCTTTTTGAAGCATAGCAATTCTGGAGGTTCCCATGTCTTGCTTTACCATTCCCATATCAATCGCATCTCTTAGCTTGGCGATATCTTGTTGCATGGAGTCAATCTCATCTTCTAGCAGCGCGTTAAAATTACGTTTCTTGAACTCTTTCTTGGACCATTCGTCGCACATTACGATGCTACCTGTAAACCCAAGAAACCGGGCATACAGGTACATCTGGATTGGAGAGCTAGTGCGTTTACAAAAGGCAAGAAAGGATTCGCGGTCTTTGTCGGTTAAACCTTGAATCCAATCCGTCATGTTCGGTACTGCTGTTGAGCTTGTTCGTAATCTCGGTTCTCTTTATAGCGCCGGAACATCTCTTGTTGCAAGTCCGTAAG